GAGCAGGGCCTGGCTGTGGCCGGTGTCCTCGCTCAGAATGATCAGCGGCCGATAGCGCTTGACATTCGGATCGGTGGCAGTCGCCTCGGCCCCGGTGTTCTGTGCCGGGGTGGAATCATCCGTGCCTGGGTTTTCGGTGCGGAGGATATATTTGCTGTGCCGGTCGCGCTGGCTCAGTTCGCCCTTGCCGATCAGGATGTTTTCCCCTTCCACCAGGGCGGTGGGGCTGCGATCTGTGCCAGCGCGGGTCAGCAACAGGCCGCCCTTGGTATCAGAAACGAGCAGCACCCCGAGCTGACGTGCCGCTCGTTCCAGGGCCTCGAAGGCGGTCTCGCCATGCTGGCTGGTGAATCGCGGCAAAGGTTTGCCCATATCGCCCACAGCCTTGACCCCCACCGAAAACGGGGCGCAAAGGTCGGAGGCGATCTGGGTGATGGTCCGATTTTTCCATTGCTTGCCTGCGGGCAGGACGGAACAATCAACCAGATCCCCGGTGCGGTCCCGGCCGGTGACAGAGAGGGTGTGGCTGTCCGTTCCGTATTCCGGGAGCACATCGTCGATGTATCCGGTGATGACGACCTGGTCGTCGAGAGCCACCGTGCACGCCTCGCCCGGGCGGATTGGCCGGCCCTCCTGCTGGCCCGGCCACCGCTCGGTGAGGCGGAGATCAAAGGTGCCGGATATTTGCTCGATGCCTCTGGTTACGGAGATGTTTTCCCACCCGCCATAGCGCAGGCCATTTACGGTGAGGATCGCCGCGTTATCCATTCAGCACCTCGATGGGCGACCCTGCGGGCACGAATCCCGGGTGGACGATATTGTTGCGGCCGACGATCATCTGGTCCTGCGTGGCATCGCCATACAACTGATAGGCCAACACCAGGGCGGGCTGTGTATCTGCGGGGGTGAAATAGGATATCTGCGCCAGATCGGCGCCGCGGGTATTGATATCGCTGACCATGGCCGTGCGCAGATCCGCCAGGGCGGCATAGGTAGTGTCCGGCGCGGTGTCCATCTCCGTGTCCAGTTGGGCGGCCAGGTCGTCGCGCAGCGAGATCGCGGCCGGATAATTGTCAAACTCGGAAAGGGTGGGGGATTCCCCTGTGGCCTGGGTGGCTGCGGAGGTCTCCACGGTATTGGCAAAGGGGATTTGCGAGGCTGCCCTGGTTGCTTCAATGGTGGATGCCACCCGGATGAGGGTGGAAAACGCATTTTGATTGCTGACCATGGCGGCACGGGCGGGCGTGGATGCTGTCTGGCTCGCCAGGTTGTTCCCAAAGGGCCAGAGGGAGCGATACGACTGCAGGGCGTTTTCCGGACGGGCGAACAAGCTGCCAAGGCCGGTTACGAGCCCAACCAATTCGCTGGCCAGCGACGATGGTTTGCGGATCAAGGTTGACGTCATCCCTCCCAGCCGGTCCAGGTTCCCGGAAAAGGCGCTGAGGCCCGGGGGAAGGTCGGGCAGCATGGAGCTTGCCGCCTGGAGAGCGGAAAGCCCAGCCGTCACCAAGCCCTGGGCATGGCTGGCAACGAAATCAGACATGCCGGCCACGCTGAACCCATCGACAAAATCTCCCTGGGCGGCGGTAAGGGCGGCATCGGCACGGGCATCCACGATGGCAGATGTGTCGAAGGTGGAGGATGGATATTTGTTGTCCCCGGCCTCGACAAAGGTAAGGGAAAAACGGGCCATGCCTCCCTCACGGACAGACTCGATAGGCCCACGGGCAGAAAGAAGAGAGACCTGTATGGCTCCTCGGTACGGATGCACCAGAGCCCCAGGGCCCTTGGTCTCCAGGGCGGCGACCAGGCGGTCACGCGCCGCCATGTAGTCCCGGCCGATTACATAAGCCTCCATGGGAAACTGCCGATCCTTGCGGCCCATGTCTTCAGGATATGGAGTGTCGCGTTGGGGGTAACTGTGCAATACCGTCTTGCGGCCAAGCTCCCCCTCGGAACTTTCTACGAAGAATTCGGCATCGCGGAACTTGGCCGGTTGTAGTCTTTCGCGCCAGGAGGCCATCAATGAGACCTCATGGTAAGACCTGCGTCCACGTTGGGGGTCACTTTTCGACTGTTGCTCGACATTCTTTTCACCGAGACCCGCTCATCGTCGATCTTGATGTTCAAGTTGACATCGCTCTGTAGCGGCTCACCAGAAAATCCCTTGTTGAGAGCCGACCCTATCGTTTTCACCTGATAGCTGTCAGCGCCACCGCCCATCACCATATGTCTGCCCATAAGCGTTCGCAGGGTTGATGGAGAAGAAGTGGCCGCCTGTTTTTCGGAGATTGCTTTACCGATGGCCATGGATGTCTCGGCGGCCAGAGCGGATATGGCAGGGGCGATAAGAGGGGAAAACCCCAAAAAAGCGGCAGAGCCTGCAGTCTTTTGCAGCACACCCTTACCGTAAGAGCTAGGGCTAGAGGGATTGGCACCAAAGCCATCCGTGCCTGGGAGCATAGACAGATGCTTGTTGACCACATAAACAGGTATCGGGCCACCGCCGCCGGCAAGCCCGCCCAAGGCCCCTGCTTTGCCAGCGCCTCCACGGAACATCCCGGCAAGACCCTTTGCTCCCTGATACACTTTCCGCCCTACCACCAGCCCACCGAGGCCGAGGGCGGCATATCCAGCGACTTTCATGCCGGTCTGAAATTTTTCCGGATCAATACTGTTCATGGTGTCGGCCAGAGACTGGATTGGCTTGGTCAGGTTTCCATCGGCGAATTTTTTAAAGGAGGTAAAAAGGAGATCGACAGCGGCTGTGGCGTCTTTGGCGGCTCTGGCGCTGTCATGTATGGTGGTGGAACCATCCGCCTGCATACGCATGAACTTGTCCAGGCTGGTGATGTCTCCGGTGCGCTTGTATTCATCAATCAGGGAGTTGAAGGAACGCATGGCCTCGGCGTCGAACACCTTAGAGAGCAAGGTCTTGCGGCCGCCAGTTCGCTTGACGATCTCCACCATCAGTTCATTGATGGGGCGCAGCACCTCCTTGCCATGCTTGAGCGCCTCCGGATCGAAAACCTTGATACCGCCTTTTTGCAGCATCTTGATTTTTTTTCCATCGCTGAGTGTGCGCATCAGCGCCTCGAAAGCGGTGGCCGCCTGTTCTGGCCCGCCCGTTCCCTGGCGGATCACCTGCATGGCTGCGCCCAACTCACGGATAGATTGTATGCCGCCTCTCCCCATAGAGGTGTAGGCGGTAATAACCCTTGGTCCGAGCGCGGCAAGGTTTTGCAGGGTAAACGCGCCCTCCTTGCCTTGCACGTTCAGAATGTCAATCGACTCGAGCACGCTTTTGAAATCTGTAATGCCCATCTTTTGAAATTCGGACATGACCCCGCCTATATCTTTGCCTGCACCTCCAGTCGCTTGGATAGCCAGTGCGATATTGCGGATGTTCTGCTCTGCAAACCGCAGATCGCCGGTCTTCTCCATGATCTCTTCGATTGCAGAGGTGATCTCGCTCGGGTCCAAGCGGATGTCTGGTGCCTGTGCGGTGCGGTATATTTCTTCATTAAGGGATTGAATATCTTCTTCGCTGCGGTTCGCGACGATACCGAGCCTGGTAAGGCGGCGCTGATGATCCATGACCATGCGGGCAGCACCGATGCCAGAGGCCCCGGTGAGGAGGGCAGTATAACGATTGCCCAGCTTATCAAGTCCACGGCCTGACATCTCGGCTATCTGGCTCAATCGAGACAATGAACGAACGCCCTGGCTGCCGACATTGTTCAGGGTGGAGATGAACTGCTGCCCGCGTTGTTGGATATTGCCGGCAAGGTCAACAATTATAGAAGTCTTGACCTCTCCCACTTACGGCATCTCCTTAAGGTTCTGGAATGTCCTGCATAAATCACTCAAGGTCATGGCGCGTATCTCCGAACGTGGCCAACTGGTACGGATCCCGATAAACAAAACACCAGGGTCAATCAGGGTTTTCCGTACCAGCAGCAAGTCGCCCCCGGCCAGTTACCCCCTTGAGCGCAGCCGTTTCCATCTCCACGGCCTTTTCCTGCAACAGACCAAGATCGGCGGAGGATAGGCGCTTCAACTCACCAATGGTCAGCGGGCCCTTGTGGTCTCCGATGGAAACAATCTGCCGCCGAAGAGTATGCATCCCAACCATGCAAGGGCTGGCGACCAGGCATGGGCCGTCCGTCGCCTGGAAAAGACGCTCCGATTCCTCGGTGGCGTCGATAACGTCAGCCGCAGTAGTCTCCCGCAGCACGGCCAAGGTCTCTACTGTCTCGCCAATTTTCAGCCCATGATCCAAAGGAACCTCGACGGTGCGCATTATTTCATTTCCTCAGCCGGGGGGCCGTTGAATTTGATCGGAACCTTGCCGCCCTCTCCGTCGGTAACGACCGGGGGATCTACCGACCAGGCGTTGCGGATAATAAAGGTCTGTCCGGTATCCGCCTCGAAGGTGATGGTGGCGTCCTCGGTCTGCCGAAATTTGTCCAGCGAGGTGGTCGCGCTAACAGAGATTTCGCACTCCAAAGAACTCTCCTTGATCGACTCCGAGAAACCATGCACCGTGTTGTTCCCGACCACGGGGTTGCGAGCGGCGCCGCCGAGGTTGAGCTTTGCTCCGGGCATGGTTTCCAGCATCTCGCCGTCCACCTTGATAAAGGCCTTGCCAAGTCGTTTCTTGCTCATGAGGGTTTCTCCTTTTACCTTTATCTGTTACAGGCGGAACTGAACCGAGGCAGCGAACACGCGGAACTGGTTGACGATATCCGGCGGGATCAAGGCGTTGACCCGGTTGGGATCGGAGCCGTCACGCTCTACCAGAAGATCGTCCTTGAACTGGTCGAGGTTCTCGATCAGCCCTACCTCTTCCCATTGCCTCGCCAGGGCGAGCAGCTCGGCACGGATGATCTTAGGGGTGACAATGGCTTGGCCGGGGGAAAAGTTGGTGCCGTCATTGGCCAGCTTGTGACGAGGGAATTTTATGGCGATCCGGGCCCGCACCGAGTACCGCAGGTAGGCCAGGGTGCGCATGGTGGTGATATCGAGATAACTGATATCCTCAACTCCGAACGGGTTGGTTTGGTACGTGGTGATCAGCCGCTCGATCAGGACGTTGCCGCCCTGGTCCACGATGAAGGTTGAGATGCCATCGTGCAGGTGGAGATTTCTTTCCTCCCTGGTATTACGATCCTTTTCAGCCGGGGCAAGGATGCCTTTCAGCACCAGGGTCTGCCGTGGCCGGGCCGGGTCTGGTTCAAAGGCATCAACGGCTCCGAGCACCGCAGCGAGAATCCACGGGGCGGTCGGGCTTTTCTGGAGGCCCATGATAGAGGTCTGCGGATTATTGCGCGAAGAGCCGAGGGTGGAGATGGCGGCGTGGGTTCCTGCCGCTCCGGCAAAGGCGTGCCCTTCCTTCATCACCATCGGACCCCAGCGGTCGTCAAGCTCAGATTCTAATGCGGCGAGGTTGGCGGCATCGGTATAAGGCATGATGATGGTGTGGTACTGTTCGGCGCCGATGGCGGTCAGCACCGTGGCAATATCAGGGTTGGCGGTGCCGCCGGTCATGGCCACGATGGTCGCCGTCAGCCCTTTCGGGAGCTTCTCGCCGAACACGTAGTTGAGACGCAGGTCGATATCGTTGCCGGATTCGCCTTTATGGCGGGCAGTCAGGTCAACTTTTTGCGGCACTGTCCCGTTCACTGCGGCGGTGACTGGCAAGTCGGTCTGTGTATTGATTGCCGCAGCCAGGGCGGTGGCAATGGCCGCCGCAGTATCGGCTACCGCAACTCCGCAGCGAACCCGTTTGCCAGCGATGTACAGGTTCAGGGTGCCAGCCTCGGTCTGGGTGCCGCCGATGGTAAGCGACCCGGCAGCCAGAACCCCGGCAACCTCGTCATCGAGAGCAGCGGCCCAGCATTCGGTGTAGTTGTTCGCCTCTTTGAGCGCCTTGAGCATCTCGGCCAGCATGGAACCGCGACCGAAAAACTCCTCTGCCTGCGAGCCGGAAAGGACACGCACCGGGGTCGCCGCCGCAATGATGCCGCCGGGCAAGCGCTGGCCAATGACCAGAATCTTGTGCGGCATAGTCGGCAGCCCCTGCATGGCCCTGGTGTTGTCGAACTCGATATAATGACCAGGGGTGCGGATATCAATCGGAATAGCGTTGTATGAAATACCAGGCATCACTTACCTCCCTTTTCTTGTTTGGTTGGCTTGGCGGGGAGCACGTCCTCGTCTTGCAGTCTGCGGCGCCAGTACGTGGTATACGGCACTGGGGCGCCGGTTTCCGGCAGGGGCTCGCCTGTGGCAGGGTCTTTTACAACCAAGCCTTGTCTCGGTTTTACAAAAATGGTGTCTTTCATGGTTTCCTCACGGGGGAAGGATTATGTCATCGACGGCATCTGTCTGTCCGTCCAGAGCCGCCAGATCGTACTCGGCATGCATGCGGAGGAAGTCATCGATGGTGGAGCCGTCAGCTTCATTCAGCGGCAGCCGCTGGAAAAGTACATCCAGGGCCATAACCGTGAAACAGGACGGGTGCTTCTTGCCCTCGTCGTTGGCGGAATCCAGAATGGTAACCTCATCGGCGGTGTCTCCGAGCGAAGTGTCGCGGTTGATGGCGTCCTCGATCAGCTCCTCGAGGCCGATCTGCTCGGCGACCACTTTGTCCTGGTCTGGCTGGTAGAATCCGAAATACAGACGAACGCTGTGCAGCCCCTCCTGCCCGGCGGAAGCATCGTGGCGCTTGCCGACCTTCGGCCTGGTGATCAGTAGGATCGGCAGGGAGTCCATGTGCACCTCGGTCCTATTGCGAAAACTGACCTTGGCCACCAGATTCTTTGCCCACTTGGCCTGGCAGAACGCCTGCACGTTCGCATCCCCGTTTATCTGGGAAGCAAGCGCATTGAGCACGGCGATAAAGGAAACGGGTGCCATTCAGCTCACCAACCCCTGGATATCATCTTCGGACATGGCCCCTTTGGTGGCCATGCTGATCAGCGCCTTTTTGATAACCCTAATATCCCTCTTCATCTCCGCATCGATGGTGCTGCTTTTGGCAGAGCACTGTTCGCATTCCTTAGTTTTCACGAACCCAGGGGAGAGGAAGCGGCCGAAAAGATGCCCGACCATGAGCTTGACCAGCTCGTAAAAGACCGCTGATAGAACAAACAGGGTGACAAACATTTCCGGGGTTACGGTCATATCCCTGTCCTTTCGAGTTCTTTCTTGAATTCAGCGGCCATAATCCCTTCGATCCGCCCACCGGTATTGAAGGCGTCCAGGGCATCATCGGTGAAAGGCCGAGGACCGTGGCTCTCGGAAGAGCGGGTGCCGTCATGGATCACCGAGGCATAGATCGCCGAGTCGAAAAGCATGGCCTCAAGGTCGTCGGTGTCAAACGAAACGCCGTTGACGGTTTTCTTTTCCCCAGGCTCAAGCCAGTCGAGGTTCCGGCGAAGATGCCCGGTAATCGACGGGACCGGATAGCTACCCGGTTTCCCGGCCGCACCGGCGAGAAAGTCATCCGCTTCCCGATGGAGCCCGCGGATAATCCGTCTCAGGCCTCTTTTCGCCGCCAGCGGGGCGCGGTCGATAATGTGCCGGATGTGGGCGCCGCCAGCCTGGCCGTTCTCAATTTTTACCCGGATTTTAAGCATCGACATCCTCGGGGAAATGCGAGGTCACGCTGACCCCGGAAGCAAACCCTGTATCATCCGACACCGACCCGGCAACCAGGCGGTCAATCAGCTCCTGGGCCTCGGTACGGTATTTTTTTTGCTGCACATCGAGCGAGGCCGTGACTGGCTCTTCTCCGTTCGGTTGGGCGTTGCCTGCTATGGCAATGGCGCGGCGCTGGAAAAGCTCTGCCGCCACCAGGCATTTTTCTGCCCGCTTCACATACGTCGAGGCGGGGGTTGCTGTCGTGCTGTAGATCGTGGAGCCGATCCTTCCTTCAAGCAGCAAGGCCTGTTCGGCTATCGCTGCATCCAGCCAGGCGTCGAACTCAGCAGCAGTGGCCAGGTTGAACTGGCCGAAGGTGAAGCCGAGAGCCTTGATGTCTGCCGCTGCTGTCTTTGGCATGGCGCCTTGTCAGGAGTAGGGCGGGCCGAAGCCCGCCCACCCCATCAGGAGAAAGGAGGATTAAGAGAGCGAACAACGGCGATGCTGTTTGGCCTCGCCGATAGCGCCGTTGTAAGCGCCGGTCCATACATGGTCGGCGCCGAGCTTCAACTCGCTGCGCTGAGGCTCCCGGGTGTTGAGGTCTTCCCACTCGCCGCGCTTGTTCTTCAGGCCGGCCAGGGAAACATAGTAGCTGGTGGCCGCAACCTTGGCGGTCGGGATGACCCCCTTGATCGGCCAAACAATCTGGTTGTTGTTGGTGTTGGGATTCATGAACGAGGCTGCAAGCGCCTTGTAGACCCGCATCAACAGATTGGGATGGCAGGTGATGTAGAATCCGCTGGTGGCGGAGACACCGTATCCGGCGGCTTGCATGTCGGTGACGATCTTGGCGCAGGCGTTGTTGATGGTAGTGATGTCATCCGTGGCGAAGGCCTCGTTGATGGCGCTGGAGAGCAGCCCGAGCAGGCCGTAGAAAAGATCGGCCTTTTTGTCGTACCAACGATTGAAGGTGTCGGCGATCAACTCGTCGATCTTATAAAACTCGTTGAAGCGCAACCAGTCGTCGAGGATGGGGAAGCCGCCGGTAAAGCGCAGCATGCCCACATTCGCCTTGGCACCGGTAGGCAACCTCGAGAGCTTTGCCTCTTCGCCGGGGAGCTGCTGATAAAAGGTAACGCCGTCGGTGATGTCCAGCATCTCGAAGGTCTTGCTGCTGGAGTTCCGCATGTCTACCTCGGCGAAAAGTGCCTCGTAGCCACGATCAGGGGCATCCACCGTATCGGTGGCAGTCATGATAATAGGGGGGGCAGCAGAGGCCAGGGAGGGGTCAGCGCCAATGATCTTGGAGCCGAGCACCTTGTCTGCGGAAACACCCAGGAGGGGGATGTCAGAGACCGCTTTGAAGCCTGCGGAGATGGCGGCCAGGATTTTTTCTTTGTGCAGAGCCGCAGGGATCTGCGACAGGCCATTCCAGTCGATGATTTTTTTACCGTACAATTTCATGATGATATCCTTATGTGCGTGGTTGCTTGGGATAATCGCCTAGTTTTCGGCCAGCATTACCAGGACTTCGGCATCGCTGTCTCCGGCCGCCTCAATCGTGGTGCCGATCAGCTTGTTGGTCCCGGTGTCGGAACTGGTGGTGGCCACGCCTGCCGAAACGTCCCAATACACTTTTGTATTGGCGGTGATGGCGGTAGATCCCCCGGTGGCCTTCGGAAACCCTACCCGGCCCCGGTAGATGTAGATGTTGGCGGCGTTCGCCTCTGCGGCCGATACCGCCACCAGGATATTGCCGGTCGCCTCGATGATCTCGCCTGCCAGCACTGCGGCAGTGTGTGCGAGTTTCATGGTCTTGAGACCGTTCACCCCATCACGCGGGGTTGCTTTTTCGTGTGCCATGGTTCTTCTCCCTTAATGGGTTGCGCCGTGATGGGCGATCAGTTCTGCGGAATCAGCGGGTTGCCTTCGCTGCCGGACTTGTCGCGCCGCAGGTCGCCCTCAAGCTGGCCCTGTGACGGAAATTTTTCGCTTACTCGTTTCTGCAAGGCCTTGACCTCTCCGACCAGGAAGTCGGCGGGAAGGGTGGCGGCATAACCCTTCATCTTGGTAACCTCGGTCTCATCCTCTTTGCATTCGCCCAGGAGCGCCTTCATCCTGGCGTAGTCAGCGGCCAGCTCATCCATGTGCTTTTTGCCGATGGCTGCCATGTCCTTGAGGCCTGCCGCCTCTGTCTGCAGGGTGGATACCTGTGCGTCCTTGGCGGCCAGAGCAGACTTGACCTCATCGACAAGATTCTCCTCGGTGACGGTGTCGCCGAAGGATTTCCCCAATACTGCCCCGAGCAGCGCCTTAAGCACTTTCATATCTTTTCCTCTCAGTTGGTGTTCAACTTCGTCCGTGCCAAGACCATCCTTGGCGTTTTTTTGACTGGTGGCACCTTGCTGCGCTCCAAGCCAGACCAGGGAACCCTCGGTGGCCTCACCCGGCCCCAGGTATTCCCAATACAATGTTTGATCGTATGGCCCCTTGACCGAAACCAGCTCTCTCGCGGAGAAGCCGATGGACCAGTGGCGGTAGGTGCCGCCCTCGATATTCTTGATTACCGATTCGACCTCGGGCGTTTTGATGACGTAGTACCAGGCCCACAGAACCTTGACGTTGGCCACCCCGGCAGGAAGGCGCGGATCCTCGCCGGTCATCTGCTTGAATTGTTCCTGGCTGATCTCCTCGGTGGCGGCGGCGAAATAGAGGCCGAGCGGCAAAAACTTGCCGCGATCATGGGCATAGAGTGTGGATTTACCGGGAAGGGTGGCGGCAAAGTCATCGAGCAGGGTTTCGGTGAATCGTTCGCGGTCGCGGTCCACGCCGTTATGGGCGAGGATTTTCCGGCGGACATACACCTCTTCCGCTGTAACCGGAGTCAGGGCATAGTGATTGATCTTGCCGAGCACTTCGGTGGTTACTTCAACCCCAGCCCCTGCGCCCTTGATCCCGGAAGCAAAGGACTTACGGCGAATCTCGCCTGGGAGGTATGCTTTTACAAGCGAGCCGGACATCAGACTTCTTTCCCCTGCTCGCGCTGGATGGCGAGTACATGCTCGCCGGTAAGGATGGTGGTTTGTTTTACTGCTGGGGAACGGGAATCACTTGGAGTGGACGCCAAGATATCTGCAAGTTCCTGGCTGGTGGCCGCAGAGGAGACAATCACTGCCATGTTGGCGGCGAACACCGCAAAGGCGGCATCGCGCTCTTTGGCGTCGATATCAAAGCCGAGCAGATCGACCAGAGCCTTAACGTCAGGCTTGCCTGACTTGGTGTATTCCGTGGCCGGGTCAAGCTCGCCGATGCCGGACACGATCATGTTCTGCCGAACTTTGGCACGGCGCTCGGAGGCAGCGTCCGGATCACCCTCCTTTTTTCCTTCGACTCCAGAACCAGCGAAGTCTTTGGTGCCGTTGGTGATCTTGCCTGTCTCGTCCGCCATGGCGTTGCCCTCCTATGTGTCTGTGCAAAAAAAGAGATCAATTTTTTAAGAGTCTTCTTTTTCGTAGCAGACAAACGGGACGTAGACTGGCAGACCGTGTCACTTTGTTGCTGAGGGCGGAAAAAAGAAAAGCCCGGCCAAGATGGCAGGGCTTTTCGTGCTGGGGATATGGTGGGGTGGGCCGGTGGCCTCAATCGTTGGAAATCAATAGCTCGGTACGCTGCTTTGCCCTGGAGCTGGCCTGGCTCGACATCGAATATTTGAGCTGCACTTCTTCGATCCGGAACCCGCCGAAAATCTCCCGCACTTCCTTGGTGTCGTTGATGGTCATCAGAAACCGCCCGGCCAGCCGTGACAAAATCTCGGCCAGGTCAAGGAAGTCCTGCTCGACAAAATCGTGCCGGTAACCAGGAACATCCCAATAGGGCGGATCCATAAAAAAGAAGGTGTGCGGTCGGTCGTAACGGGGGAGCAGTTTGCGGAAATCAAGACGCTCGATGGTGACCCCTGCCAAACGCTGCCAGACGGTGGTGATGATTTGCTCCAGGTTGAAGAGGTTCAAGCGGGCCGCAGCGGTGGTCGCCGTCCCGAATGATTGCCCGACGACATGCCCGCCAAAGGCATTTTTCTGCAGGTAGAAATAACGGACGGCCCGCTGGATATCGGTGAGGGTTTCCGGGTCTACCTTTTTCAGCCGCTCAAATTCATCCCTGGCAACCAGGCAATATTTGAACTGACGGTAAAACTCTTCCGGGTGATGCTTCACCACGCGATAGAACGTGACCAACTCCTTGTCGAGATCGTTGATCACCTCCGCCTTGGATGGATCCTTGGCAAAAAGCACCCCGGCGCTTCCGGCGAACACCTCGACATAGCAAGTGTGCGGTGTAATTTTCTCGATAATGGTTTTGGTTAAGCGGTTTTTGCCTCCGAAATAGGGGATTACGTGTGACATGATTCCTCTTTCCTTTTGACAGGGGGGCTGCTAAGTTGCCCGGGCGTGTCTCACGCATATCGGGACTTAAGCAGGTGTACCCTGCGGGCCTCCATCCCTTGTTTGCGCAAGGGCGGATGGTTCGGGGGGAGGTCCAACTCCCCCCAGTCCCGTCCTCCTACACCTCACTCGCCGCCGGTCTGGTCGAGCACCGGCAGCGCGGGTGAGTATTCTTTACCGGCAAGGGGCAGGCGCTGATCTCGTACTCTCCGGCCAGGGCGCGGCAGATACTGCATGCGTCCGGAGCCGGGGCAAATTCGAGCCGTTTCAGGCCGCGCTCTGTCCATTCCGCTTTCTTTGCCGTTTCCGCCGCCATCGCCATCTCGGATCTTGCCAGGCGTTGCCAGTCCGAATTCGCATCCCCGAACAGCCGCTCCAGCCTCCGGGCAACCTCCACTGGATTGCTGCCCGCGATGACGTGCGCTTCCATTTCCGGCAGGATCCGGTTGGTGATCGCCTTGGTGGCGTTGTCCTTGACCAGGGCAAACCCGTCGGTGACCAGCGAGTCGAAGGTCTCGTTGTTCTTGAGGATACTGAGCAGGGTGACATCGTCGCCGACCATGCGGGATGCCTGGAACAATCCGGCGCTGAACGATTGGCCATAAAACCAATGGAGCGGCGAATCCTTCGTGGCCGGGTTATAGGCTGCGGTCCATTCCTTTGCTGCGGCCAAGACCATGGCGCGTTGCTCGGTGGAGAGCACAAAGCCCGGCTTTTCATCCTCGCCCTTGGCGCTCTTTGCTTGATCCAGCGCCAGGATGGTCTTGACCCGGGAGAGCAGCCCCGCCCAATCATCTACCAGCCTTTTCTCAAAGTCGGCCTCGAGGTTGTCCAGTTCAGGCCACGGTTCGCTGCGCTGGCTCTCCTTGCAGCCGCAGGCCTTTGCTGCCTTGATCTGGGCATGGAGAGCGGCATGGCCCTTTGCGCCCGATACCGGGAGCGATTTGCCAAAGGACAGATCCCGCACGTCCAGAGCAATGCCGAGGGTCTCGGCATTTTGCACATGGTACATGTCGGCCTGGGCGTTGAGGAACCGGGCCTGGGCCTGGGCGACAACGTCGTGAAGATTGACCTGCTGCCACTCGAGCCACCAGTCGCCTTTCTTCCAGGCGCGGCCGCGCAGCATCAGCATGGTGGATATCAGTCGGCGGAAGCTAGGCAACTTGGCCGCCTGGCGGATCTGCACATCCGCCAGGACCATCTCGGTTTCGAAGTTGGCGAGCCGCTCGGTGGTGGACCAGTGCAGCCCCAGCATCCAGGGCGGCAATCCGGACTTGGAAACGATCTGCTCCAGCACATGGCGGGAGGGCACCTCCAGCTCGAGCACCGCATTGTCGGCCCCGAGCACCGTGATCTCGATGTTGCTGTTGCTGTCCATAGCCCGGACAAAGTCCGCGCTCTTCCCTTGCCGCTTGGCGCGGAAGGCGGTGTCCAGTTCATTGGCTATTTGCAGCCGTCGTGCTTCCAGGTCGGCGCCGTCTTTTTTCGAGGTTTTATAGTTGACGGAGAAAGACGGATCGCCGAACCGCTCCCAGACATTGAGCAAAGAGTTGTGCATGGTGGCCAGGATCTGGGCGACGAACTCGCAGGAGCGAAAGATCGGGGTGCCGTATGGGTTCTGGTTTTCGTTGCCGATGGAAAAATACATCAGGTTGTCGCGGTGCAGGGGGCGGTAGCCGAAGTCGCCATCCGCCTTCTGCAAAATTTCGATGCCGCCGGCCGTGGAGGAGCGCTTGAATTTGATGAACTTGGAATCGGCCACCCGGAGGCCGACGATATCGCGCCGGGCCTTGTCGGTGATAAATTCGCCCAGGCCGAATCCCTGCTCAAACGCTTCGTTGCTGACGTTGGCATGGAAGGCCTGCAGGCCGGTGCCAAGGTCGTTGACCACAATGTTGTCCATCCACTCCTGAATCTCGTCGACCAGGGCCTCGTTGTTGCCCTTGACCACGATATGGCCATCCAAAGACACCAGCCTGCCGATAGCGGCATCGATGATCGGTATCGCCTCCCGCAGGAACTCGTAAAACGAGGCCTCTACCTTGCGGGGGATAAACTGCTTGAAGTAGGGGGTGAACGGACCCTGGCCGTCATTTGGTCGCAGCTGGATACCGCTGGGCAATGGGGCCTTGGTGCGGGCGAAGATGTTTTTTGCCCGGTCGAGAAAAGAGGCGGGATATATTTTCATGCGAATAAATCCTCCACGGTTGCGGCCATGATATTGGCCAAGGTCTGGGCACGGTCAGCATCGAGGAGATGGTCGTCTTCCTTCTTGAAAATCCGGTGTCTGCTGCCCATGCGCACAGTGTGATTGGTGTAATACAGGATGATGTCCGGGTCGGCCGGTATCTCCAGCTCCTGGCGCTGCATCTTTTTGACCAGGATGTCGGTGGCCAGTTCCTTAAGGGTGATCCGCGCCGGCTTGCCGCTTTTGGCGTCTATCACCGGGTCGCCTTCCTCGTTGACATTGTCGGTGGTGGATTCAAACTGAAAGCCGCGCAGCCGGTGCTCGAACTCTTTTTCTTCGTAAATGGCCAGCCCCTGGAGATCATGGGCCACGGCAGACCCGGCGTTGCCGAAGTCGGTGCCCCAGGTGAGTGACTCCCTGGGGCCGTAGAGATCATCCAGGGCGCTGATTGCCTGGCATTGCTGATCGTAGGTGACGTGCTTGAGCTGCAGCCTGGCCACCATGCGTTCCTGCTTGCCGATGATATTCTTGATGATGATCTCGGTGGGGTCGCCGGAAAAGCCCAGGTCGGCGCCGCCGCGCTTGAGACCCGGCACCGATACGAAAAACGACTTGATGAGCCGGGTGAACTCCGACTGGCCATCCTCGTCGGCCTTGAAAAACGGAGCGCGGACGAACACGGTGTCGATGGCGGAAATCGCCCGGGCTTGCGGTTCGCCTTCCGTGGAAAAGGTAAGGGAGCCGCGATAGCCGGTGACGATCACCTCGTCGTGCGATGAATCCACCAGGATTTTCAGGCAGCGGTATTCGTCGATCTGCTTGATGCAGTGTTTCAGGTGGTGCCAGGGGAAGACAGTATGTTCCGGATCGCCGTCTTCTCCGAGGACATTGTGCTGGTACCCAGGAGAATCTTCTCCACCGTATTGCTCGACGTAGAACTTGCGGCGTTCGTCTGTCCAGTAAGGAGGCGGCATAAGGGCTTTTGCCCACTTGAAGAGTCTGAATGTAAGTTGTTTAGCAGCGCCTTCAAGGGTTGCATTGTTCTCCTCCTCGACTTTGCCTATGGCCCGCTGGCCGAGTTTGAAAAATTCACAGGAGCGGTCGCCGTCCGGTACCGAATACAGGCGGGCGACCGCCGTTGGTTTCATGGCCCGCCAGAACTCGGAAAACTGCGTCGGGTTCTTGCACTTGGCGGCCTCGTCCTTGATGGCGAAGGTCCGCACATGCACGCCGCGGTATGCCTCGCCATCGTGGCCGGCCGGGCGAAAGTCTATCTTGAAGCCGTTGCGAAAATAAAAGGCGTGGTGGGGGTGCTTCTTGTGGCGCAGCAAGTCGCGGGCCAGATCTTCATTCCAGTTGAACTGGTCGGTCATGGCCTCGATGATCTCGTCCAGATGGGTCTGCTGTGGCGCGCCGATCAGGCCGGAGCCGTTGGGGACGGTGAAGGCCTTGTGCAAACACCAGGCAACGATCTCGCGGGTCTTGCCCACCTCGGCGCCACACTTGTGGACGGTGGAGCCGGACCAGCGCAGCGAGTCTATCTGGTAGGGAAAAAAGCTGTAGGGCTGGACGTGGTCCGAATCCTCCGGCTCGCGCAGAAAGGCGGTGCACCAGAGCAAGGGGTCGTCGGCGATGATGGCAAGCTGGAAGTCTTCAAGCGAGGTGAAGGGCGGCGGCAAGGAGCCGCGGGATATCTGCTGCCAGGTCCAACCCAACGCGGCAAGGGTAGCGTCGAAGGTGTCGTGCGGAACCACAACACCCTTGCCGAGGTCGTCAAGGCGGATCGGCTCCACAGCTTAAACCTCTTTCTGGGTGGCGGCCTTTGCCTGGGCCAACTGTTTGCCTGCGGCACCGAGCAGCTCGCCGATGGTTTTGGCGGCCTCCTGCTCTCCGTCGACTTTGGCCTTGGCCTTGGGCGTAATCATGAACTGGTCGGGGGTGAGGTTGAGATCCTGGATCATCTTGGGCAGGGCAAGCAGGGAGGGGTGGAGCTTGTATTCGATCTCGGGTCCGAACTTGGTTTCCTTTGTGGATTTGATCACCGTGCCGTCGCGCATGATGTCTTCCTGAAGCATTTCCAGGATGCGGATGGAGTTGGCGATATTGACTGCGGCGATCTCTTGAAAGGCGGCGGTGCCTTCTTTCGGGTCTTTGATGGCGTCATGGACTGCATGGATGATACTGAGCAGCTCTGCTTTGTCCAGGCAATCCTTGCCGGGCTCGGTGACGTTGTCGGCTACCAGTTCACACGGGTATTGCGGGCAGGTTGTTTTGCAGGGCTTGAGACGGGTGAGAAAAGAAGAGGCGTGGCGGCCATGCTTCCAGGCGTTGCGCACTCCCTGCATGCCTGGCTTTGGCTGTAAGGCGGCCTGGCGGCGCTGCTCAATCGCGGCCGGACTCAGCGTGTATTCACGCCGCACCCGCATTGCGAGAGGAATACCAACGCCGTTATCCGGGTCGGTTTCGTTGCCGCTCTGATTGTTGTCGTCTGCCATATCCATGTCCCCTTACTTTGCCTTAGCAGAGAAAGGGGACGCAGACTGGCAGACCGTGTCACTTTGTGATTATTGGGGGTGTGGGTTGGGTTGAATCATACCCAAGATTTTTTTTCATGGCGGCAAGCGCGGCAGCGGCTTTGGCGAAATTCTTGGAGTGATCGTCGGAACGGAAATCCTCTTCCTTCGGATCAAGCAGCTCCACCATGCGTGACAGCTCGGCGTGAGCGTCAATATATTCATCCGCGGCCAGATCGCTGAGGCCTATGTCTTGAAGCATTTTGTACAGACGCTGATAGTCTTCGTATTGTTCGCACGCATCTGCCCACATCCACTTCGGGACATTTCTATTGCTTGGGGGTGGTTTCATGATTTACCTCTTTTTTATACGAGACAGCTTAATAACAAACGGCACCGGTTGGCAACCAACTTATGAGGGAGGGGCTGTTCCAGCTTTATATCCAACCAGTGCCGTATGCCTTTAACATTATAGGAAGAGGGGGGTGTTTTTCTGCCCCCCGGATTTTACAGAGATGGTTGGTTTTTTCTGACACGTCCTGCATGCCTTGTTCCCGTGGGCCGCCATTGAAGAGCACACCTCGTGGTTGATCTCCCCTGGCTGATACGGACATTTTTTCTCTTTAACCATCAGTGACAATCCTCCGAACATGTCTCTTTGAAATACCAAACCGCTCTGCGAGTTCTGAAATATTGCCCCCGTTAAAAATGAGCTTGATACGGCTATCGCGTTCTTCCCGGTGTAGATCCTCAAGCGTCGGGATGGTTATGCGGAAACCTCCGAGCTCCTCAAATATCGTCCGCATGATGGCGCGGCCTGACTCCACCCCAAAATCTTTACAAACCCTGGACACCAACTGATCGAGCAATTCCCTATTCTCGGCTCTCGGCATGGGCCGCCCCCTCCGTGTAAATTTTTTCCCAGGGAAGCCAGTAATCCCGCAAGCTCCGGTAGCGTTGCGTGATCCTTCCGCGCCGAGGCAAATAGCTGTCGGTGGTGGCTATGTTCTTGTGGCCCAGCCGGGCCGCAATGGCTGCAATGGTGAACCCGATGATAAAGAGGAGATCGGAGCCGTGGGTGGCCCGGAACATGTGCGAGTGGATACGAGCCTTGCGGATCCCGGCTGACTCGCCCAGGGTCTTGATGAGCCGGTCTATATCCTTGCCGGATAACTTATTACCCACCGCCGTGTTTCCGCGGCGATAACTGATAAAGAGCGGGTCGTCGATCCGGGCGCCCTGGGTGAAACGAATGGCTATCCATCTCCGGAGAAATGCCGTCGGGGTCTTCCACAGGTCAACCGTGCGGTAGTTCCCCTGCTTGCCTATATCCTCCGGCACCATGATGTCGACATAGTCGCCGTCGTCCATGATGTCGCTCATCCGGAGTCCGCACAGCTCCCCGACGCGCAGTCCGGCAAAGGCGAGGATGATTAGGATGCAGGTGTCGCGGATTCCCTTCTCGGTGTTTACCGGGCAGGCCGAGAAGAAAGCTACCACCTCGTTTCTGGTGAAATACTGCATCATCCGGCGCTTTACCCTGGGGCGAGGGATGAGCGCGGTGATGTCTGCGGCCACATGCTGCTCGTAAAGCAGGAAGCGCCAGAAGCCGGACACGGCCCCGAGTTTGGTGTGGCGGGTCAAGGTGGCGTTGTGCTGCTCGTAATAGAGGTGCTTGAGCCAGGCCTCAACATCGTCCTGGCTGATGGTCTTGATCTCCGTGGACCTGCTATCGGCCGCAAGCCAGGCAAAGAACTCCGACACCCGCTTCTGGTAGTCGGCCACGCTGCGGAGAGACAGACCGCGCAGCACGATCAGATGGGTGGCATATTTGTCGAGCAGAGCAGTCAGCATCCCCCCCGCGCCCCCCCTTGATTAAGGTCTGAACTCGTTTCTGAAAAACTACCCCAATTGATAGAGACCAATCGGTCAGGGGTGGAAGGGAAATGGCTGAATCTTTCGGGGGGGGGTGGGGTACAGGTCGGCATCATGGCCCCCCATTTCGTCCTCATTCTAAAACTAACCGCACAATTCATAAGATCACCAGACCGCTATCCCGCATCATCCCGCACACTCCCTTATTAGTAACCGCACAATTTATAATTATGTGCGGTAAAGGAATTCCGTCTTTCCGTCTATTTCGGACCACATGAATCACTCCCCCCAATAGAGAGGAAGAACAGGGTTGTTCTATCCCTTTCGCTGTGCGTCTTTCAGGGTTATTACAAACCAATTCTAATAAGGTCATACGAGGTGAGTTCTTTCCCGCTAACTGGCCGGGAGCCATCCCAACACGGTCTGATTCGTCCTGATCTCCTTGGAGGCAAGGCACATTTTGGAGTGCACCTTTGCACCCTGTTTGACAATCGATTGATTTTACGATATTATTTCGTGGTGAAAGCCGAAAACACCCGGCGAGGTTTGCACCCAACTTGCACCCTTTGCACCCCGCTTGCACCCACGTTTGCACCCTTATTAACTTATTATAATTAAAAGGAAAAATAAGGTTAGGGTGCAAGGGTGCAGCAGTTTTAAAAAAATGCCCCAGAAACTTTCCAGAGCTAAAGCAAAAAAAAGGAATCTTTGTTTTTTCCGACCGATGTCCATTCTTGGTTGTTTTGTACACCATATGCTTGCACCCACTTGCACCCCGCATCATTCAACCGTCTCAATAGAGAATTTTCTAATTCTGTCCATCAGCCGACAGAAAGCCTCTGCCGCGCATTCAGGCACCTGCCCGTTGCCAACGGCTTTAAGTCTGTCCATCCGAGCGGCCACCCCATGAGCCACTCGACCCACGTCGGGTTCAGTTGCCCACCAGTCTCGTTTTTTATCTTCATGCAGAGGTTCAGCGTTCCCGGAGAGTTCCGTCCGCCTCCCCGTGAATCGTTGGCTGTCGGTGTCGGGTAGCACTCCTGATACGGTGGCCGCTTGCTGCTGTGGTATCTCGCCTGCTCGAAGTCCTGAATCGTGCACATGCTCCGGGTCGGAGTCGGGTAAGTCTTCACAAAAGTCGCCAGACCATCTCCACTGTTCTTGCTGGCACCTTTCCGGTTGTAGTTCCCGCACACTGTTGGGGTCGGAAACAGCTCCACCGCAGTCGCAAGGCTGATGCCGGTCTTGCTCCTGTCCATCTTCGCAAAGTCCGGGCCAGCAGCAGACGCCCTGGGTGTCGGCCACATCTTCACCGCGGCGGCCAGGTCCACCTGCACCTTCTTCCCTTTGTTGTATGCGGACTTCCCCCGCCAATCCGTTACATGCTTCACGCTCCTGCCGCCGTTCGGGCAGTTCGGTGTGGGCCACATCATGGCCGCCATCTGCAATCCCGGCCGGCCGCTGCTGTCCCGTTGGTTCGGTCCACCGTTGGTTGCCAGCGTGGCCAGGGGAGTAGGCAACAATCCAGATTCTTTTTCTTCTGTGCGGAGCTCCCACATCGGACGCGCCCAACACTCCCCATTCCGCAGCGTACCCCAGCGCGGCCAGGTCGCCGAGAACGGTACCGAGCCCCCGAGAAGTGAGAGCTGGGGAGTTTTCCACGAACACGAATCTTGGTCGTACTTCGCCAACAATCCTGGCCATCTCTCCCCAGAGCCCGGAGCGTTCTCCGTCGATACCGGCCCCCCCCCCCGCAACGGAGATATCCTGGCACGGGAAGCCCCCAGAAACCACGTCAACAGCTCCGCGCAAAGGGAGTCCGTCAAAGGTGCGAACGTCATCCCAAATTGGGAAGGGCGGGAGAAGTCCGTCATTTTGCCGGGCGGCAAGAACGCTCGCGGCGTAGGGGTCGAACTCGACAGCGCAGACCGTGCGCCAACCGAGCCGCTTGCCTCCGAGTATTCCGCCACCAGCGCCTGCGAAAAGAGCCAGCTCATTCATTTCACCACCGTATGCCGAAACCGCAAAAACCTCTGCCCGCGAACTGTCCGGCTGTACATTTCGCTGCTCTTCCCGGCCACCAGTTCCCAGCCTCCCTTGGCCAGCAGCGGCATGTCGTTGCGCAACCGGCTGCCGAACACTGCGGCCGACAGGTACGGGTTGCGCTGCCCGTTGTTTTTGCAGAAGCGGTCGAAGGCGTAGACCAGATCCTTGCTGGTGGCCTCGAACTCGATGTGGCTCACCGTGTAAAATTCCACGTTCTCCTTGTCCTGCACCGTTTCGGGCTTGGTCTTGATCATCTCTATGCCGTACTCGGCATGGGTGAACACGAAAACCTCGTCCTTGTAGCCTTCCCGCGCCTCGGTTTTAGCCCCAACCTCCCGCATCTTGAGCAGGTATTCGCGCACCAGGCCGTCGAGCAGCTTGAGGATGTTGTTGCTGCCGACCTCTGAGTCCTTGGCCCGGCCGTTCTGGTATTCGATCCAGGCCTGGCGGATTTCAGCGTCTCCGGTCTCCACCCCGAACATAAAGTGGTTTTCGTCGTAAAATGGGATATGCGGCAGCATCTTCTCGAGCAGGAGCATCATCAGCGCCCAGAACTCGTTCATGCGGTCCTTGGAGTGGCCGCGGTACTCTTTCTGGAGGATGGTGATGTAATCCCGGCGCTTGGCCAGGTTGGGCAGGATATCCTTCTGGATCAGCTTGATCATGGCCGAGAGGATCAGGTCGCGCTTCTTGATCAGCGCCCGGGTCACCTCGTCCTCGATAAAGCCGTCGCTGCAATATTTTTTGCTGAATTCGATCTCGATGGTCCGGTTGATCAGCTCAGGCTTGATGAACGGCTCGATGGCGGTGATCAGCACCAAGGCCCTGGGGCTCTCCTCGGTGGTGTCGCTCTCCGTGCCGCTGGTCCGTTTGCTTTTCTGGCCTCTGGTGGCGGCCAGCAGCAGGAACTTCATGATGGATTTGGTGAAGTCGTCGCTTTCCAGGTTGTCGATCACCAGGAGCGGGTTTTGGCTGGCCAGGGCAAATGCGGCCGCTGCGCTCGGATCCTCGAGGTGCTCGCTTCCATAGAGCAGGATGGTGATAAACTTGGCCGCGGTGGATTTGCCGCAGCCGGTGCCGCCGGCGAACTTCATGTGGCCCTGGGAGCTGACCATATCGAGCAGGAAGCAGGTCATCATCCAGCAGGTGATCAGATAGCGCTGCTCCGGCGCACAGGTGAGCTGGTCGAACACCAGCTCCTTAAAGGCCGCAAACCCTTCCTGAATGTCCGCATCGGGCCTGAAATTAAACGGCATGATCTTCTTGGAGCTTTGCAGCAGTACGTGGTCGTCGTTGAGGCCGTTTTCAATCTCTGTGATACCGGTGGGCGAGACCTTGAGGATCATGTTGCCCTGAGAATTCAGGTTAAGAAAAATGGTGTCGGTGGCGCGATCCGTATAGACCCACCTGGCCACATCGATCTGGCGGCCGGTGTTGTACCCCTCCGAGGCCAAAGACTCCCACACGCTGCGCCCAGGCTCCTTGGTGGGCAGCAGGGTGGTCATCCTCTTCATCAGGGCGTTGAATGGGCGATTGCTTGCCACTTCGTAGATGTGGTGCTGCCAGAGCAGATATACCTTGCTCGAGCGGTCGTAAAAGAACCGGCCGTCCTGGGCGAATGATTTGTGGATGATGGCCGCCACTTGGTTCGGGTCGGCGTTCTTTGGCCCGCCGATGTCTTCCATGTAGATGGCGACCTGGCGCCGCACCTCCACCCCGTTTTCGAGCTGCTGTTCGATGGCTTTGCGGGAAAACCCGAGCACCATCATCTTCTCGGTGAAGATCTGCTGCTGGATCTCCGGCTCCTTGGCAATCAGCCGGAAAATCTCAAGATCCCGCAGGTGATCGAACTTGGATTCCATGGTCTCGGCCAGCGCAGCCCGGCCGATCTCCCAGGTGATATAATCGACCGCCTCGTCCTGTAATCGCTTGATCTCTTTGTAGCGGTCACCGTCAAAGGCCCGCAGGTAATCGTCCGGGTCTTTCACCTCACCAGGGTACACCATGACCCGCACGGCAATGTCGTTACCCAGGGCGCGGCATATCTTGCGCACATAGCCGATGCCCTTGGCATAGGGTTTGCCCTTCTCCTCGTCGTTGTCCATCCACAGGAAGAGCTTCTTGCCGCGGCATTCCGACTTGAGCGTCTTGATCTGCTCTTCTGACACCTGGCCGATCAGGCCGGAAACGTGCTTGACCTTGGCTTTCAGCACCGAGAGGGTGTCGTTTTCGCCCTCGACCAGGATGATCTCGTTGTAGCGTCCGATAGCCTCCTGATTATAAAAACGCCAATCCTTGTGACGATTGGCGGCTGGGAGCTGATATGCCCTCTCTTTCTTTGGATCCTTCATGGTGAAGTGCATTACCCGGCCACGGGCGATGTGCGGGAAGATGGCCAGTCCTTTGCCGAAAAAGTCGAGATGCCTGACCCCGCCTTCAACCTCTTTCTCTTTGGCCATCCCAGCTTCGAGAATTTCCTTTTTCTCGTATCCCTTGGTTTGCAGATGGTCGAGGAGGTTGCCGTCCGACCAGCCGACCAGCATCTGCGTGAGCACCTCCATGTCGTGGCCGCGCTGGGCCACAAGGTATTCCTTGCCGCCATTAACCAGCATGTGCTGGTGGTAATAGGTGGCTGCATCGAACATCAGCTTGTCCTTGCGGCTCAACTTCGGCGCCGAGGCCTTCTTGCCATCGGGCTGGTCCAGCTCAATCCCGGCGAGCGCCGCCACCCTTTTCAGGGCCTCGCCCTGGTCGAGCTGGTGGTACTGCTCGAAAAAGTTGAATATGTCGCCACTGGCCGGGCACTGAAAGCACTTGAAGGTCTTTTTTTCGTTCTGAATGGAAAAGCACCCATGCCCACCGCAGACGGGGCAGGCCTCCAGGTGTTTCCCTTTCATCTGCAGGCCGGTTTCTTGGATGATAACCGCCTGGAGGTCAACCGCCTCCTTGATCCGTGCGAAGTCTGTCACGAGTTTTGTACCTTGAAAAAATTGAGTTTGCCGGAGAGTGGTTGGAAGGGTAGGGGGGCGGAGCCGGAGAGGACCATCCCAAATGGTCCGGTGAACCAGGGGCTGTCATATACTTCAGCGCAATCGTCAACCGTAGATATCCCGACAATCCCGCCTGTTTGGTACGATGGCGGGCTGGGGATGAGAAACCCTGCCTGCGCCATCAGGAGCGCCTTCGCCTGCTCATACCCTGCGGAATCGAATTTCTTTGAGGCATGCACAAGGAAGCGCCCCCGGAAATTGGTGCGCCAGACGCGGTTTTCCACGTCTTTGTAGCCGTTGACGATCAGCCAGGCCCATGGTTGGCGGATGCTGAGGGCGATGGTTGTTGGGGGGGTAATCATGCGCCGATCACCATATCCAGCGGGCTGACCGCCCCTGCTGATCCGGTGGCGGAAACATGGGTATAGATCATGGTGGTGCTTACATCTTTGTGCCCCAGCAGCTCCTGGATGGTGCGGATGTCATAGCCGTTTTCCAGCAGATGGGTGGCGAATGAGTGCCGCAGGGTATGCGGCCCTGTCTGCTTGGTGATCCCGGCGGCCCGTGCTGCTTGCTTGACCGCCTTTTGCACGGCGGAATCGTGGATATGGTGCCGCTTTATTTCACCGGTGCGCGGATCAGGGCTCCGCTTGGAGGCCGGGAAAAGAAACTGCCAGCCGATCTCCTTGGCTGCGTTGGGATATTTCCGCGCCAAGGCATGGGGCAGGGTGGTGACGCCAAATCCGCCCGCCAGATCAAGCCGGTGGCTGCGTTGCACGTTCTCAATATGTGACCGCAACGGCTCCACCGTTGCCTTGGGAAGCATGGTGATCCGGTCCTTGTCGCCCTTGCCCGCGTGGACCACGATCTGGTTGCGCTCGAAATCAATATCTTTGACCCGCAGGCGCAGGCACTCCATGAGCCGCAACCCTGCACCGTAGAGCAGGGAGCCTATCAACCAATGTTGCCCGGAGAGGTGTCCGACTAGGGCGGCGGCCTCCTGCCGAGAAAGCACGGTAGGTAATTTCCGCCCTCGCTTTGCCCTCCCGAAGGTGGAGAAATCTCCGGGCTCCTGTTTAAGCACTTCCCGGTAGAGAAACACCACTGCGTTAAGGGCCTGATTCTGGGTTGCCGCCGCTACGTTGCGGGAGGTGTCCAGCCAAGTGAGCCAGGCACGGATCTTGTCTTCAACGGAAAGATCGGGGTGCCCCTGGCAGAACAGGGCATACTGTTTGATCCAGCCGAGGTAGCTCTTTTCCGTGCGGATGGAATAATGCTTGAAACGCATCACGTTCCGTGTGGCAAGAATGACTTCTTGCATTTTCATGGCGTTCCTCCCCTGGTGTATATCCGCATTGAGTCCGACTAATACCTGTTATGTGTCTCCAAGGAGCGCCGCCATTCAAGCAGCCTCCGCCTTGCCTTCCTTCCGCAATCAAGCGCCTTCTGCGACGGGCCGAAGTGCCACCACTCCCAGAAGTGCGAAAACCCAAGCACCGCCAGCGCAACAGGTATTCCGGCAATTACAAGCACCCATTTCTTCACGTTTTCACCCTCCGACACATAACCCGTTGGTCAAGCGGACGCGGAATACACGCCCGTCGTTTTCTCTACCGACCGTCGCCGCGCCCGCTTACCGCTGCGTTATACGCTTGGTCTTTTATCATCCAGGCAATAACATTGCAAAAACGCATCAACAGCCTTTACGTCACCAGAATAAAACCGGGATGCCATCTCCTGCATGTTACTAAGCATCTCCCCCAGAAGATGCCGGTCTAATTTGTCTGGCCGTTTACCTCTCTCAATGCGGCCTATAAGTCCCCCTGTGCTAACCATCATCCCCTTATGCTTTGGTGCCAAAAAAACAGCGCATAACAATTCGCTTGATTTCGACGGGGAACCCTGCTGCGTTTTGTGGCTTGCGGCAAGCTCAATTATTGCATCTTCAAGCTGCTCCGCCGTAAAGGGGTTCGCCTTGGCACAATCGCCGTCTGCAAATCTTTTCCGGCACACTGCAATAATTTCATCAACCATCTTTTTGTGCATTCTACGTTCTCCTGT